ATTACCTCATACTGGGCACCTCCCAATTCTTGGCTGTACAGAGTATCCAACTGAGAAGTAGGGAAATCATTAATTATCCCTGATTGCTTTTGCTCTTCTAGTGCTTGTTTGTACTCGGGAGTACCAGGTCTGAGCCCAGCAAGTGCTTTAAGACTCTCTTGTTTTGCTGCTCTCTTTCTAGATGTTTCTAACAGATCTTTATTACCTAATTCTGTTGATAAAGCTTGTTGATCATTAGCTAGTTGTGTATTAAATCGTGTACTAAGCTGTTGTGGGCTTTGTAGGCCGACTTGCTCTGCGGCATATGCTGTTCTAGCTTTATTATCAAGAAGAGGATTGCCTGTATTAAATAATTGTTCACTCTCTGCCACAATACGATCTGCATCTGATTTCCCTAATCCCGTAAATAGATCAGCAATATTTTTATTGCCCTCTTGTCTAGCATTAGCTAACTGAGCAGTTAAAGCTGTTTCTGCGGCAATAGTCGTAGCAGGATTGCCTATATTTCCAATTCCTTGCCAAGCATTTCGAAGAGTGGCCATAATAATTTCCTAAATTTATTATTGTAGGTTAATTTTTATACTAAGCGTTGAGAATGATCAAAAGCAGCTGTACGTTTATTCTGAGCTTGTTCATTTCTGTATGCACCGTCTATGTTTGCATTTACAGCCCTTACTTGTGCGCCTCTGAGCTCATTGAGAGCAGTACCTTGCTGAAGATAGGAGTTTATCAGCTTAGGTCTATCAAAAAATGTATCTTTAATACCTAGTCCTATATCAGCTATCTCTTTTAGTCCTTGATTCCCAAACCACTCACTTGTGTTATTTCCCATCTTCTTAAACATGTCTCCAAAAGAGAAAGGTACTCCTGGGACTGATCGAGATTGTGGTCCTCCACCATCAAATACTCTACCAAATTCTTTCCCTCCGTACCCTTGTGTCATTGCAATCGGCATCATTTTTGCTGCAGTACCAGGAACATGGTTCGGATCCATTTGGGTATACTTAGCATCGTTCGTTTGTTGGTATCCTCTATTTCCAGACGTAACACTGGGTTGACCCCAAATATCTAGTCCATTTTGATAAGGGCTTCCAGAACTTTCCATACTATTCTGTGGTTGCTGGCTATTTCCATAGAACTCACTGGGTTGATTCCAAACATTTGTTCCAGGTTTATATGCTGCCATAATCTTATCTCCATATTAGTTACCTAGTTAATATTACTAGTATTTAATGTACTTGTCTATACATATGTAGGTGACTGGTCCATCTCGTATATATCAAAGTTACGACTGATGGCAAATTCAGCACTTGTAGCTGTAACCCAGTCATCAGTCGGTAATCCATTAAATTCTTTCCCTCCTACTGCCCACCCACTATACAATACTCTGGATAAATCAATACCGGCTTTTCTAACTGGTTGTCTGTCTTGAAGGTCTTGTAATTCATTTGCTTTTTTTGTGTATTCATCATTCCAAATTTGTCCGTCTTTAAACAGTTCTTCTATTGCTTGATTTTGTACGGCAGCTTTATATGATCCTATTCCTTGTAATGCGGAATTAGCTACTTGTAATATTTCGACACCAGTGAAATCCATAGGATTTCTAAATGCAGTCATATTCTCAAAACTAAAACCACCTCCAGATACATCGGATATGGTAACGTCACCTATCATATCCCCCATATCATCAAACATTCCTTCACCTTCACTATAAGTTAAGTCACCTTCCCACGACTGCATAGCAACACTAGCTAGAAATCCTAAAAGCATCCGTAGCATAGGATCATCTGTTATTTCTGCTATAATCATCGAAATAAATTTTTGAACTACAAACTTAAATGCATATGTAGCTAATTTTACTAATACAAATTTAATAAGTGCTAAAGCACCCGCTCCAGCTGCTTTTCCTAAAGCTATCATAAAGGTTTTAAGAGTCGATCCTCCATCGGCTCCCCCACTAGTAATAGTAAAATAGGCAATAACAATAATAATAATAATCATTACAAGAGCTTGAAAGAAACCCATCCCAGCATGTACAATTACTTCATAATGAGCTATGTAAATAGATACATGTGCTCCTGCTAAAAATAATTGAGCTACTTCTGTGTGAGATAGGTCTTTAACAAATGTATAAATAAAAGGAACCATTAAGTCCCCTTTATTTCCTAGATTAAACTTAACAGTTTTAAATTTACCACTTTCTCCATCTATTACCCGTAGAGCCGCGATAGGAGCAGATACAGTATATGCATCTAACCCATTAGTTTTAATGCAGTAATATGTAATGGATTGGCCAGAAGTAGTTTCCTCAGAGGCTTCCTGTACATATCTTAATACCCCTGATCCGTTATTTTCATAAACAGCATCAGGAGTTAGAAACAGTAATGTACTTACAGTTCCGCCAGCTTCTTGCAATACGGGAGTTGTATTGTTATAAGACAGTCGTTCAGTTACTTGTAACCAATTAGTTGCTTCTGTAGTAGTAGTCCCTGGATTTACTACACCATTCCCATCTAAAAAATCCTGTACTTCAGATAATGTATCTGCTTTATACCCAACGTTATAGGTACCTTTGCCTGATGAATTGTAATATGAATATACTAAAATACCATCAGACCCAAATTTAGACATATCTGAGTAGTAAATACCATTTTCAGTACTACCACTATCGGCAATAATTGCAGACAACGGCGTATGAGTAAACGTAATATAGTTAAACTGAAACGCTGAATTACTATCTGTTGTTGTTGTATGAATATTGTTAGTAGGTCTAGTGTCTGTTGCGGCAGTATTATTGTAATCTCCTTGAGTACTGCCCTGAGCAGGGAACAGATTTTCAAACATTTTAAATAAATAAGACATGCCTGCTTGAGAAGTATCCCACATACGTACACCAAATTTCACGTACACATGATCTAGATCTCCGGCAGCTACTCCTGAGTCAGTTAATACCCCAGTAATAATCTCATTAGCATCTAAATTCAGAATATCTAATAGACCCTCTATTTGGTTTTTTTTAGTGGTGCCAAATGTAGTGTAATTTGCATTACTAATTCTCAAGGGAACATCAGGGATAGCCTGCAATACACTATTATCTATATTAATCGGGGTTTCTATAGTATCTAAATCAACATATGTTCCTGCTCCCACCATGTAAATGAATATGTACTTTCTGGAGGGTAGGCTGTCTCTGTAATATTGAGATACGTAATGTAATTGTGTGGGTCTACTAGGTACAGTATACGGAAGAGTTAATGTAGTCCCAGCAGAGTTGTACACCATAACTGTATACGTATCGGGCGTAGGATTGTATACAACAGTACTGAAATTAACAAACCATTGTTGATCTACAGCTACAGAATCACTAGTAGTTATTTCATCTGTAATATCGACTACAAATTCAGTATTTACTGCATAGGTGGAGGTGGAGGTAGTGGCGGAGGTAGTAATAGCAGATGTTGAATTAACAATAACAGAGTCTGCAGTAGCAGCAGTATCGGTAATACTACTAGTAAAATTAGTACTCTGAGTTTGCCCTGTACTAGCAGCAGTACTTGTGGGAGTACTAACTACAACAGATCCTGCTCCCATTGAGTTAGTTCCTACATTGTAGTCTTTATTTTCTTGTAACCAATGCTGGATCCAATCAGTTTTAGATAATGCCCTTACTGCCGATACTTCAGGAGTACAGGGTACCCCATTCAGAGTCTGTAATGCAGCAGTTAACTCAGTGTAATCTATAATTAGAATGAATGAGTCAAGAACGGGGAACCCCTCAAAGTAGTTCCCGTTCTCTATAAAATTCATAAATTCTATTATATTTCCTTTTAAGCTCCGGAATGTAAGATTGTAAACTAAAGTGGTAGTAACATCTCTTTCCATTAATACCGCTTGGAAAACCGATTGTGCTATAGGGTTTTTACCGTCTACATCATCAAAGAGGGGGTAATTCCTTACTTCAAAATATTCAACAATTTGAGTACTTCCTCCGTCATAACCAAGGAGTACCATAATTAGTTGTATAACTACTTCTACTATCTGTACAACCGCCATTACTATGCCGACAATAACATCAGCAATAAAATTAACTACCGAACTGACAAAACTTGCAACTCTTCCCATGAAGGATTACCCAGTCGGTTCAGCATTAGTAATTTGAGTATTGATATTGCCAGTACCGGTTGTGTTTATACCTACTACTCCAGTTGAGGCTACACCAGCTGTAGATATATTAACTGCCCATGCATCTAATAGAGTTTTAAGATATTTCTGATCAGCATTCCATTTAAATCCTTTAGATTGCTCACTTGATAAGTTATTTGCTCTACCAGCTACACTAGTAGTTGTAGGTGCTACTTTAGTAGTTTGCTCTGTTTGAGCAAATTCAGTAACTTCTTTTTGAAGTAACAAAGACTCTTCAGCATTGCCTTTTTGAGCACCAATTGTAAATGCTACAGCTTGTTGTACTGTTGCTTGCATTGCTGTTAAATACACGGTTGCGTAATCACTGCCTGTAATTCGACCCAGATTAAACTGAGCAGCCATGTGTGCATTCACAGTTTCCATCATGTCATCGAATACACCTGTACCAGTTACAACATTGGCATCACTTGTGGCAACACCAGCAGTTAAATTAGCAATACTTATAGCCATTAGTTATCTCCGATATGGAATGCAGGATTAGCGGCTTGAGCTGCAGTAAGCCTATCCATTTCTTCTGGTGTTAAAGGATCTAAAATACGTACATTAAACTTTTTAGTGATATAGGGCTCTAAAACCTTTTCACCATTAGGCATAGTCACAGTCTTAAATTTCTGCATTTCAGCATGTTCAATTTGCTGAAGAATGATATTTGGAACATGCCAGCCTTCTTCGTTATTAAATGGAACAAATTTCTTAACCATTTGACCCCTATTAATTCCAGAAGCTCCTACCGTAAATATAAGTCCTGGGTAGGCAGTCATAAGTGGGTCATTTGGTGTAACAACAACTCTAACAAGTTTCATAGCTGACTGTTCTGGAGTTAGCTGAAAATGTTTTGATGCAGCTTCTATAGCGGCTTTGCTTGCAGTTGGTAATCCATCTTTATAAGGGCGGTCTTTAACTGTTACTTCAGACGGTACATCTTGGGTTACTGCTGATGGATTTTTACGAACATCTTCCAGCAATTCAGTCAATTTAGCTATACCCGTTTTATGATGAACCTTTACCCCGTAATCTTTTAATTCTTGTTTAATTTCTTCTTCTGTCATTTCCTTAATGGGCGTTATTACTTGCATCATTTCTCCTTATTTAAGATAGTCCCCCAAGGGCTAACGCCCTTGGGTGACCGATAAACCATTAAACTATACAGCTGCCAAAGCAGTCCAAATAACTCCTAGACGTTCTGGACGAAGTGCCATAAAGCCATAATACCATTTGATAGAGTAGAATCCTACCTCACCATATGGGTCATCCAAAGAAGCAATTTCTTTACCAGGCTTCTTATGGTTGATGTTAAATTTAACACTCTTACCATCTGTCTGAAAACCGATAGTCGTGAAAGCACCATCACCAACAACCAACATTGGGTAAATGTCTGCACCATTATCGCCGGTACCTGCAGTATCAGAAGAAGCTGCACCACCTTTTTCAGTGAATTGCATTTCTGGTACTACAACAATACGGAACTGATCAATAGATCCAATCTCACCATTCATAACATTGCTAGAATCAGCATACTTTTCAACAGATACGAAAGCAGCTGCACTATGCAAGTCAGTCATAGCTCGTAATACTGGAATAAGCTCAGAACCCACATACATGATACGTCCACCATTAATGGTTCTAGTATCAATCATTCGAGAACCAGAAATGATCTTTGTTTGCTTAGGAGTTTTGTTATTATCCAAAGCAATTGAAAGATTCATCAGATCCGTGTAAGTAACAACTTCATCAACAGCTAGCTTCAATGCTGTTCTAGCAGCTGCAGTTCCCGTTCCAGCAAGAGCAGCACCAGTAGGAGCAGTAGAGCAGTAGTACGAAGTACCTGTACCAGTAGCTGTAGTAAGAAGATCTGCCTGAAGCTCCGCTTCAGTCAGCTCATTAGCGCCTACAAGAGCTTCCTCAGTAATATGAGATAACAATTCTGAATCAGAATCGAAATCCAATGATTCCTGAGTATACTCAGTGAAAAATCCACGCTTAAGCAATTCACCTTCAATTTGCGTACGTGTAAAACCAACTCGGTTAACTCGTCCACCGTTCTCACGGAGGGTTGGGATTTTAGACTTAATTGTACCGGTATCTTTAGAAGAACCGTACAAGTTCTGGTCATTAAGACCAATTTCACCAAGAGCACCAGCACCAGTAACAGCAGCCGCTCTATCGGCATATGCACTACCTTGTAACGCACCAGCAGCGTTCCAAGCAGAGTATGTACCAGCTGTCAATGCCGTACCTGCAGCATCAATTCCCTGATCACCTGTGTTTAGTACATCAAGCAATGGAACATATACATCTTGCTTAATTTTCTTACCCATGTGTTTAGGCATTGCACGTACATCAGCCAAAGGCATGAAGTACATTTTGTCCCGAACACTAATAAGTGCTTTCTTAAAGTAATAATCAGTTCTTGCTTGTGCGCCTATATCTGATCCAGTCCCACTAGCAGTGCTAGCTGGGGCGTTATACATATTTTCATTAGCCATGATATTATCCTATTGCTTAGTAATTAAAATAACAGCTAAGCATACTTTTTCATAAACTCATCATCTGATAATCCTAAAAACTCATTATCAGCAGGAGCTTTATTAGAAGCTGTTTGCTTAACTGGTGCTGCTGCTTTTCGTTTCTTATCTCGATCCACATCAGCTTGTTTAGGTTCAGAGTTACTTGATACTACAGAAGCTTCAGTAGATGGGGTCTGTAAATGTTTAAATAACTTATTTTTATGCATATCTTCAGCTATTTGCCTATAAGCCTCTACATCAGAAGTTCCTGCTAGTTTACCCAAAGTTTTTTCTTGCTGTAATCTAGCGTTTATTTGATCAAAAACTCCATTAGCCATATGGTCATTAACAACTGCGATAATCTCAGGATAATCAGAAATAGTACTTCTACTTTCTATATCCCATTCTTTAGTTAGCACATTAATAGTTTTATTAAACGTTTCACTGCCTTTAATCTCATCTAATACGCGATCCAAATTATATTCTTTATCTGTAACTGAATAATTATTTGGTTGGTAATCTACTGGAGCATCTTTGTCAATATCTAAAGGATCTACGGTACTTTCTTTAATCAGCTTAGTAATAGCTAGTGGATCTTTTTTAGACAGGTCAATTAGGTTATTTAACTTAGCTTCATCTAAAAGCTCATTATTTTCTAACATCTTAATGAGTTTCAAATTAGGCTTTAATTGCCCCATCTTCTTCTGATAATTGGCCCCCATTTGCATAAGACGCACAATATCATCCGGATCTTTCACTTGCATATCTACACCATTGGCTTTGAAAGGCGCAGAAATCTTCTTAAAAGCACTTTCGTAATTGAACTCTGTAGTTTCCTGGGTATCCCCATCTGTGTCAGTCGAGTCTTTCTTACTAGTATCAAGAGAGTCTGTTGTCTTACTATCAATAGATTTTTCTGGCTCCGTTTGAGTATCCCCGAACGGTTGGCTTACTGGATCTCTAGTAGGTTCAACTTCAGTTTGCTCCTGTGCCACACTACCCTCTTCAATAGAGGGATCTTCACTATCATCAGTTTGACCTGATGCGTTAGTTTCTTCTTCAACTGCTGTATCTTCAGATTCTGTAGGTTCTTCTGATTCAGAAAAATCTAAAAATTCAGCAGGATCTTTATCTAAAAATTCTTTATCGGATAGCCCTAAAGCAGTGTCAGTCATTTAGATATCCCTTCAGCTAAGATTTCTTCACGAGTTTGTTCATGCGCCCCAAGTGCATCATCCATTTCGCTACCTCGTCTCATAACTGATTCTAAGAAGTTAGCTAGTGCTCCAACCCCATACTGCATATTATCAATAAGCTTCATTTGTTCGGGGTTTAAATTAGAGCTTTTAGTCATAACTAACCTAGCTGCTTCTTCTTTAAAGTAGCCTTCTTCAATAACATCTTTAAAGTACTTACTATCCATTAGTTTAACGCAGCTATCTCTTAATGCTCGTATTCTTCGTGCTGCATCAATTTGAATTTCAACTTGTTCTAGTTCTGTAGTCATGTCATTCCTTATGATTAGTTATTATAAACAGCTCCCTACTGTTTATTTAACGTATCAAAGGCTACTTTGTCAAGGTTAGATAATCTATCTGATGCTTTACCTTCTAAATTAGCTTGTCTATCAAATTCTTTACTCTCAATGTTTTTAGCATGTTTTCTATCTTCTACATCATTATCTCTTGCATCTTTAGTTCCGGATTCTTTATCCACAAAGTCCAGATCAGTAAGATCAGACCCACTATGCATACTTCTTGCTTTAGCTTGTTCTGTCTGAGTTTTAGCAGTTTTAAGAGCAACATCAACTTCGTTTTCTTTACCCTTAGCAGTTTCATTAGCCACTTGTGCTTGTAGTAAAGCAACTTCAAGTTGAGCTCTTTGCTGTGCCATAGGATCAGGCTGGGGTTGATACTCTGATATTCTTTTAGCTAGATCAGGCATCTTACGCAGTTTAGCTATATCAGCTAGAATCATCTGACTCATTTCCGGCGGCATTGTATTACCCATAGTTTGTAACATAAACGCCAATTCGCTACCTTTTTGTTCATCCGCCTCAGCTGTCGATATATTAAGTTTAATATCATATTTACCACCTAAATCATTACGGTTAATAGCAACAAATTCTTCATTAGTAATACGCACAATCTCTTCATCTTCTAAGAATTCAGAGTTCATAGATATAACCTTACGACCAATTTGATTTAACCCATTGGATAGTCTTCTTAGAATGCCTAATTCCCGTTTAGATGTAGCGTCTAATGCTGAACGAATACCAGTAGCAGTAGTGCCTAGAGCTTGCCCAGATATGCCTTGTGTAAACGCTTTAACACCAGTTAAGGCTTCAGCATCATTGTTCTGCATATTTAGTACTTCTAATGCAGATCTAGGAATCTCAGGGTAGACTTCCATATGAAATGCCTGTCTAGGATCGACATTTGCATTAAATTTATAGTCTTCTCCACGTTCAAACTTACGAGCATTAGTTACATCTAATGCATCTTTACGTATCCCTTGTTGCCCACTAGCACTACGCCCAATAATATCAATAATGCCGCGAGTTACAGCACCAACAATCTTTTGATTGTCTTCAATCAGAGCTGCATCTGGTTCTCCGTAAATGTTTTTACGTCTAGGTAAATATTGTACTAATACAAATGGAATCTTTTTATCTGGGTAAGGATTCTCTTCTAATCTAATAAACGTATCCCCTACCCATGTTGCTACAAAAGGTTTAACTTCTCCAGTATCATCGATATCCCAGTATCCCCAATATTCTCTAGCAATAACTTTCTTACGTGCTTTATCTTTAAATGTAAACGAAGTATCGTCTGTATTAACTTCATGATCTGGTTCCGATAGTACTGATGCACTTTCAAAATTAATATTGTCTAAATTTTTATACCGTCCATCTTTTTTAAGTTCAGATAACGATGTCTCAAAACTATAAATAGCAAAATTTGCTTTATCTAGATCACCTTCACAAGTGGGGTCTAATATTATATTACTATAATCACATACGGTTCCTACCGGTTGAGTCTTCGTTTT